TGTATTTGCAGTAGATTCTGCAAACATAACAGGCTCTATTGGTATTTATGCCAATCCAAGTTTGCCTCCAGCTAGAACAACTTTCCGTCATAGAGGATTTTTTGGTGGTTTTGATACTGCTTATCTTAAAGGAGCTGGTATTGGAACTATATTTGAATTATCTTTTCCAGAATCTCCAGCTTATGCAAAAATGCAACAAGGCTCAGGGGCTGCTTGTAGAATTATTGAAACTGCAAGTGGTCAGGGGCAGTTATGGGGTATAAATCCTATTCCTGCAATGACAACAACATACAATACTATTTCTACATTTAATAGCGGTAATCCATTGCAGTCAAATAGAAATTTTATGTCATTTACAATTCCATCTCCAATGACTGCTGGTCAAACATTAACTTTTTATTGGTATCATCCATTAATGTGTCAGTACTCCCCTAAAGTTACTTGCGAAACATTTTGGACTTTAGATACCGTTCCATTAATTGTTTCTGCTTGTAATGAATGCAGTACTCCAGGTGAACCAACACCAGGAAATGAAAATCCATATCCATTTCAAGGAATTTTCCAAGTATATGCTTTAGGTAATGTTCCTGCTGGAACACACTATGTAGCAATTACTTTACATGACGCACCTCAATAAGGAAATAATATGACAGACCAAGCAAATAATCCTTCTGCTCCAGTAGTCCCTACGCCAATGACTTTTGAAGAAATTTTGTCTCAAAGACAGCCTTTGTACGACTTGTTAAAGAAAACAAATGGCTAATACATATACTTGGTCAATTCCTGCTTTATTTTGTTATCCTCAATCGGAAGGACAAGCTGATGTGGTTTTTAATGCTCAATGGAATGTTAGCGCTACTGATGGCACTAATAATATTTCTATATCTGGTACTCAGCCATTAACTTATGAAGCAGGAAGCACTTTTATACCTTATGCCAGCCTTACTAAAGAGATAGTAATCGAATGGGTGCAAGCTGCAATGGGTTCTGATCAAGTGGCTGCAATACTATCTCAATTAGATAGTCAAATTGCAAATTTAGAGAATCCTCCAATAATTAATCCACCTTTACCTTGGAACTCTTAGGGAATTTTATGTCTGATCTTGATCCAAAAATACAAAAAGAAGCCATCAAAGAAGCATTGCAAGAATGGCTTGATAGTCAATTTTCTAAATTTGGCAAATGGACATTAAATGGCCTTCTTTCTGTTGGTTTGGTTGGTCTTGTTTATTTATGGGCTGCTGGTCATGGATGGGTTTCACCAAGAGGTTAATATGGCAGATCAAGATAGCGCAAAAGAAGTCGCTGGCAAATCAATTGGTCAACATGGATTGGCTTACATAACTGCAATTATTGTTATAAGCGTTGCAGCTAGTATTTTTTTAGATTCTTCAAAAATTGCTGCAGTTATTGGTATGGCTGGCGGTGCAATCATGGCCATTATTAATATGATGAATGCGGTTTCAGGCACTACTGAAAAAGAAGAAAAGCCCGAATTTGCAGTTATTCAACAACTTATTCAACGCTTAGATCATCTTGCTGATAAAGAGCCACCAATGTCAGTTACTGTTGACGGAGATAAAGTTACAGTAACCAAAGGCTCAGATAGCATTACTACAAAAAAATGATCGAAGAAGCCAATTTTTCAGAGTCATCTGAATCAGAAAAAGTAATTGTTGCCGACAACAATCAAAATTGGCTTAATACAAAATGGCGACCAGCAATGGCTTGGATGTATATGTCAGTTTGCATATTTGATTTTATGATTGCTCCAATATTTTGGTCTTTGGTGCAAGTATTTGGTAAAGGAGTTGTCCAAAACCAATGGAATCCTTTGACATTGCAAGGCGCTGGATTCTTTCACCTTTCAATGGGCGCAATCCTTGGAATTACTGCTTATGGGCGCACTCAAGAAAAAATGCAAGAAATGACGGTGAAATAATGTTTTTATCAACATATATAAAAATTGCCATTTTGCTATGCATATCTTTTGGAAGTGCATATATTACGCATGAAATTGATTATTCATCGATAGAAAAAGCAAAAACCGAAGCAGTAACACAAGCCCTTAAAAATCAAACCGAGATCATCAACAAACAAGCTCAAGACACTCAGAAAGCCCAAAATGAAAAAGACGCTCTCCAAGCTCATTATGAGTTGCTCCTTAATCAGTATCGCGGTATCGGGTTGCACGACCATAACTCCTCCGGCAACGAATCCTCCTCCATTGCAATACCAAAGGAAGGACTCAGATTACTTGAGTCAGATGCAGAATTTCTTATCGGATTTGCAAAATCGTGCGCAACCACAGAAATCGAGCGAAACGAAGTAATTGATAAATATAACGATTTGACGGTGAAATGATGGAGTATTCAAAAGATGGATTACACCTTACTGAGCGTTTTGAAGGATGCCGGCTTGTGGCTTATCCTGATCCTGGTAGTGGCGGTAATCCTTGGACTATTGGTTATGGTCATACAGGGCCTGAGGTCGTAGAAGGATTAGAAATCACTCAAGAGCAGGCAGAGCAATGCCTTGCCCAAGACATTAAACAAGCTGAAGCGAACGTCAACGCAGTAGTTCATGTAGAGCTAACCCAAGAAGAATTTGACGCGCTTGTGGACTTCGCATTTAATTGTGGATGTCGCAATTTAGACTCATCAACTCTTATGAAAAAGTTAAATGCTGGCGATTATGAGGGCGCATCGCAAGAGTTTATTAAATGGGATATGGCTGCTGGTCATCATATGGCTGGATTGTTAAAACGCAGAGAAGCAGAGGCTGCAATGTTTATTTCAAAATTGGCATGAGCGACATTTTTGACGATGCCTCAGATGCAGAAGAATTGCATCGGCAGATGGCAATAAAGAAAGTAAGGGATCGGCAACCTTTAAAAACTACAGGATTTTGTCTTTCCTGCAATGCAAGACTTGCCGATCGAAGATTTTGCGATGTATGGTGTCGCGAAGATTACGAAAGAATGCAGAATATCTGCCGAATCAGAGGCTCGAAATAGTTTCTGCAAAATTTAATAAATCAATCAAATACCCGCGAATCTGAATATTTTTGTCAAATTCATCGGCATTTTCTTTGATCTTTGAGGCAATCCCAAGGCTACTAATCAGATCTTTAAATTCTGCAGGGGTTAGCGCGCCTGAATCTAATTGAGACTTATATCCTTTTGCCTCACCCCATAATTCATTGATATTCATCTTGGTTTATTCCCTGTTGTTTGCTGGATGCGTTCAGCAGTAGTTTCGATTATGTTTAATTTGGCCTTGCAATATGTTGCGCTTGGGCTTTTAAATGTATAAAGCTGATCAACTATTTTGTAAAGATCATCGACTAGCGCAATCTCTTGATCATTATTTGGCAAATATTGACTGTAATTTTTTAATTCTAAAGCGCTTACATATATGACGTAAGTGCTTTGTTTTGAGCAATCTGAGACTTGCGCTTCGGTTCTTATTCGATTGACCAGCCCATATTCAATCGGATCATAGTTGCCGATCATCAAACTGCATCCTGAAAGAAACAAAACAGGAATCAATTTAAACGGATAGCGTTTATTTTCTCTTGCTTTGCGTCTTTCATCGCGCTTTGGCGGTTTGCTCATAAATATCTCCAGGTGGGAATAAACATTTGGGCATTATTTCTCGCGATTATGAAAGCAGGAAAAATTCTCGCTTATGCCATCCTGTTGCGCCTGCTTAACTATTCCCTTGTCCATTTTATCTAATTCATTGATTTTGCCAACAAATGGGACAGATTCTTGACAAGTGCAAGGCAATCTTCCTTGATGACAGTCACCATTGCATCCTAATTCAGAAAGCATAAAAGTGGTCATAATTTGCTCCTATTTGCGTGTTTTTAGGATCTTGCTTGCTCTCGTGTCGCTTAAAATCGGCAAAGGCATTTCCAGTCTTTTTACTTTATTTGCTGGATGACAACACCATTTCTCACCCATTTTCTTAATTGATTCTTTGGCATTGATGGCATTTTGCTCAACCAAAAGCTCATAAATATCAAAATTAAATCGTCCAGCTTCAATCATTTGCTTTAAAAGGCTACGGTCATTTTTAGTCATAATTCCATGATCTCTATGTCATGCGCTTTCTTTTTGCCTTTTCTAAGGTCTTGAATGCGCTTTTCTGTTAATCGAAAGCACTTCACCATTACGCGCTCGGGCAAGATGGCCACAAGTTCAGCATAGTCCTCAAAAAGCGCTTGTAGGGCTTTTATTCCTTCGGCATCTAGTCTGATATTGTTTCCATCTTTTTTGCGCTTTCCTGCTCGAACCAATGCCAGTGTTGCGTCATTAAGTAGGTTGTCCTGATCCTGGCAGACTTTCATCTCAAGAATCAAGGTTTCCATCAAATTGACGCAATCAGAGCAGACTTGCCAATCGTACTTAGTCGGTTGAGGATCTAGTTTTAAAGCTGCCAATGCTTGATATAGCAAAGTAAGCTGATAAGTTCTCCTGTCCTCGGATATGGGGACA